ATGGTTTTTGTAGGTGTAGCTGAAGATGATCTATGAGATATATAACCTACATCTCTAACCACTGCGTTTGCTTGGTCTAAATCTGTACCACCAGAAAATCCTGTTAATGTAATTGTATTACCAGAAACAGCTGATGTGACTGAACCAGCAAATACTAATGTTTCTCCTAGAGCAACAGCATCAGTTGATGAATCACTTCCTTGTATTGTAAATGTTGAATTAGCTAATTTTGCGTTAGCGATAGAGCCAGCTAATTGACCACTTGTTATCGCAGCACTACCTGATAAGTTTGAAGTAGTTAAACCTGTAATCGTATTACTACCAGCAGCGATAGTTTTATTTGTTAATGCTTGAGAGCCTATTAGTGTAGCTACAGTTGCGTCAATCGCAATAGATAATTGGTCTGTCGCAACACCAGTTGTTGTAATACCAGTACCACCTGCTACATTAAGAGTATCACTTGTAGAAATTGTTTGGTTTGCTCCACCATCACCTGAAACAATAAAACTAGAACTTACTGAAGCTGTACCTGGTTTAAATTTACCAGATGCCGCATTATAAACTAATGCTTGTCCGTTAGTTGCGCCTGTGACATCAAAAGTAATTGTAGTACCGTCACCTAACGCTGTATAAATTTCTGTAAAGTTATCGTTAATTAAATCACCGCCGGCACGAATTGTACTACCCGTTCCATCATTAGCAGTTGTTCCTATATTAATTACTTGTTTGGCCATTGTTCTCTCTTAATACTGATATTTTATCATTAGGTTTAGGGGGTGTTTTAAAAGTAATATTATTATCTTCTAATCTATACTCCTCTTTTGTTAAAATTCTATCATTTATCTTAACAATCAAATTCTTGTTATTATTATTTATAATCATAATTAAACTGCATCAAATTTAATGCTTGTATTATCAAATGAAGCTCTATCTTCATCAAAACTGTCGTTAGATATATGGAATATTTCAGATGGTAAGGCAAATTCAGTTTTTTGTTCATGTTCAAAATCGCCTAATATGTTTAACTCGCCATCTATACTTGTATTTTTTGTACCCATCAATCTTAAATCATTTAATTGTCCTATTTGTATTCTACTAGCATAATGTGTGTTTAATATTAAACTAGATAAAGACTTCAAGTTAGGACCAGCTACAGCTCTACCAAATCTAGTTGTATTATTTCTAACTGTACTTCTTTCTTTCATTGTCATGCTGAAACTCATAAGTCTAGTTAAAGTTAAATCTCTTGTATTAGGTGTAAAGTGATCACTTGTACTATCTGTAAAGTCAGGATCAATACCTAAATGTGAGTTTGCTCTCAAACTAGTACCATCATCAGTTGTACCTAATCTTCTACCAAATATTGTAGAGAAAAGAGTATTGATAACTAGAGCAATATCTTCATATTCTATACCAGAATTAATACCTACAATACTTTGTATTTGAGCATTTACTTGGGATTGAATATCTACTTGACCTGTAAAATAAAAACCAGATGTATGCATTGTCTTTTTAAAACTATCTCTCCAGTCATTAATAGTACGACCAACTTTGATTACATAAGAAAAATCTTGGTAATATAAACTATCTTGTATTTTCATTGAAGTTTCTGAACTCCAACCATCTTGGTTTATAAAAGTACCAGCAGTATCTACAACAGAACCTATTGTGACTGTTGCTGTTGCTAAATCATTTTTTTCTACTGTAGCAGTTGCACCACCACTAGAAGTTATAGGTGTATTTTCAGCAAAGACACCTGTTGGACTAGAAACTTTTAATATACCTGTGCTTGATGTATAAGATACAATAGTTGCTGATATTGTAGTTGAAGCACTGTTAACACCTGTAATAGTATGACCAGTTAAAAAACTACCTGTCACACCTGATATAATTAAATAACTTGGTAATGCTAATGTAGGTGGAGAGGGTGACGCTTCATAACCTGCGCCAGACTCAATAATTTTTAATCCTAGTATTCTACCTACATCTGTACCATGAGCAAAAACAACTGCGCCTGAGCCAGTTGTAGTAGCAGCAGCTACCACTGGTAAAGATTGATAGTTATTTCCAGCTGATATAATTCTTATATCTGTAATATCGTTTGAACCAGATCCACTTTCTTGTACAATTTTATTTCCTGTGTATGAATCGCCTCTTGTAGTTTCATCTTCTAGTACAATGTGACTTGTAGAAGAACCACCAACAGTTCCATTTTCTGTTGTGATACCACCATTAACAACTGAAACTTTTGCTTTGGCAGAACCACCACCTGTATCTGTATTTGTAAAATTTATATCATCACCAATTTCATAAGCAGTACCACCTGTAGCTATTACAAAATCTGTTATACCTCCACGACCAACAGCATCAACTTGAAGAATAGCACCTTGTCCTCCACCAGTAGTGACTATTGAATCATTTTCAGTATATAAATTACCATCATTCGTAATACTAATTACACTAGGTATACCTGTAATTGTTGCTTTGATGTAAGTATCAGATGTATCTGAATCTGTACCTCTAATAGTTTCACCGATAGTAAAAGTACCAACTATTGTATCATCATTTAAAATAAATTCTGTGACAATATTTGATCCTATTTGAAACTTAAATATATTTTCTATTGTAGCAGTTGCGCCAGAAGTTTCACCTTCTATTGAACGACCAATTAAACTAGATGTATCACCTATTGTACTAATTGCTCTTAATATTTTACTCGTACTAAAACTACCATCTGATGCTCTTAAAAGATTCTCTCTAGGATAAATTGTTTCTGATTGTAGTCCAAATAATAACTTAAAAAATAACTCATGTCCACGATTAGTACCTTTTGATTTGTATACAGATTTAATATTTTTAATTAACTTTCTTTTATCAACACCACTTGCTAAAGTTTCAGGTAATGTATTTAAAAACTCATTTCTAAATTTTGTTAAGAAGTTAGATATTGCTTTATCAGGATCACGGAAGTTTAATAAGTCTTGTATATTATTAACTGGGTTTGGTTTGTAATTATTAATTATTGCTTGAGCTTCAGATGTGGCACCTGTTATAGTTTCACCATTTATAAATTTATCTTGTGCTGATATAAAAATTCTATTGTTATCTAAATCTTCAGCAAGAACTGTTGTTGTTGCGTTTGAAGTAGAACCTGTGATTATTTCACCTCTTGTAAATTTACCATAAGTAGAACTTTCTAAAAGAATTTTATCACCAGCATCTAATTGTGTTCTATCTGTATCTAAACGAGAACCATCTAATATTAATTCATTATTTTGATTTGTTTCTGTTTCTAATTTGATACCGTCAGTAGATTGTACTGAAGTCACACCTAACTCTGCTGACTCCATAAAAGTATAATATGATTTTATGAACTCTAAAAATTTAGGGTGTTGTTCTAATACGAACTCAGGAACCTGTTGATTTATCAGGTTAGATATTTTGTCTGTGAACTTAGCCATTAGTAGTTAGATTGTGTTGTATAACCTACGCCAGCATCAGCAGAGCCACCAACAAAGGTATCTGCCTCTACTGTGATTGTTGCATTTGCTGTGTCTATTTCTAAAATTTGATCTCTTACAGGAACTATGTCAGATGAAGCTGGTTCAACAGTTATTTCAATATTTGAAGATGAAGCGCCTCTAATATTTTCTACTGACGCAACTGTTAATGAATTAATTGTAATTTGACCAGTTGAATAATTAACTGTACCTTGTGTGCTATTAGCATATGTTCTAACTGAACCTACTAGATAATATCTTCTTATATTACCTATACCATCATCATCTATAAAATAGACATTCGTATCATTAGGAACTTTAAAACCTGTAGAACTAACTACACCACCAGCTGATGCATTATGACCAGAGTGAGGATTGTGAATAGCATTTCTAAAATATATATCGTATTTTGTTGACAAACTTAAACTTGGTACTAAATCTTTTCTAATTTTTAGTGTTGTTATGTTTGATAAAATAGATGTATCTGTAGCATCAATTAAACCTGTAATTTTTGAGTGTCTAAAAACACCATCAAATTTACTTAGTGTATTAGAATTATAATCTGTTAATGTTGTTAAAACTTCTGACTTAATTGTGTCACTAGTTTTTGTAGTTGCTCTTTCATCATACTTAACAGTTGTTGTTAGTAATAATTTTGTAATTTCTGGATCAACAATTTCTGGTCTAACAGAGGCAACATTGTATTTTCTTAATTGAGCTACAATACTATCTTTTGTAGCTTCGGTAAGTGTAGAACCTGACGCTGCTTTAATCGCAATCTTTACTACACCATAAATTGGAGTTTCATCATCTTCACCACCCCAAGCTGATACTGATTGAGCATTAGGATATAATTCTTGTACTAGTGTTTCATAATCAGAAGTAGTCACTGCTCTATCTTGTCTAGCATATTGTAATGGTGCGTTAAATTTAATAGAATCTTTTGTTTGTGCATCTGCTCCACCTTGAGCATTTGAAACTGTTGTAATAGTGACATCTGTAAATCCACCAATACTACCTGATAGTGTAAATGCACTTGCGCCATTTGCTTCATCTTTATTAGAAACAATATATTCTAATATAACAATATTACCATCATCTAATTTTTTACCTATAATACCATCTCCAAAATAAACTTCAAACTTACCATCTTCACCCTCTTGTAAGAAATAAACTTTTGAAGTTGTATCTAAAGAAGTAAAACCTGTAGCTTGTGTATATGTGTTTGTTGTAGTATCTGATACTGAATTTTGTATTTGTACTTTTAAAGTAGATGTATCAGCGTTGACACTTGGAATAATAAATCTTTGATCTGGGTCAGATGTGTTTGCTGTATATTTAAATGTGACTAATGTTCCTTCAAAAACATTAATGTTTGAAAATTTGTAAATACCATTTAATGGTGACATTGTATGTGCTGAGTCTGTGACAAATTGATAAGTTGTTCCATCAACTGTTGTATTGAAAGAAGTACCTTTAGCCATTGTGACTGCTGCGCCAGTTGCATTGTTTAATAAAATATCAATAGTTGCCGTAGGAGCTTTTGGTGATGTCGGTGTATAACCTAACATCTTTGCTATTGACACAATATTTTTTCTTATGTCAGCGCTATCTAAGTACATTTCATTTGCTAACATATTAGCATTGAAACCTAAGTAGTGAGTATTGTAAGCAAGAACATCTAATAGAACAGCAAAACCAGATCCTTCAAAATCATAGTCTTGGAACTCTGATTGATTTTGTAAAAAGGTTTTTAGATTACTTTTAATATTATCAAAATCTAATTCTGAAACTTCTAATTTATTACTTGCCATTTTATCTTAATCTTTCTAAAAATGTTTCAACTGTGACTGGTTGTGCTACACCTATTACATAAAAACTAATTGATACTTGGTATCTGTTTCTATCTAAGTCGGGTCTTGCTATAATTTGTACTAATTTAATTCTCGGTTCAAAGTTAGTTAATACTTCTTCAATCTTTCTTTGTAAGTTTAGAGCTGTTAATGGTGTCACTGGTTCAAATAACAATGCTCTTACATTACCACCAATCTCTGGGTGGAATGGTCTTTCAAAGTGGTTAGTCTGAATTAAATTTCTTACACTTCGTTTAACTGCCTCTGCGTCAGTCAATTTATTTACATCATTAGTGACTATGTTTCTACCAAAGTCTAAATCCAAGTCTTTGTATATACGACTTGCTCTTTTACTTTTGTTTGATACATTTTCTACACTATAACTAGGCATACCAATATTTATACACTAACCAGAGGATACATTTGAGCTTCCTGTAGAAGCCGCATTAGGTACCCAACTACCATGACCACCAGTTGCGTCACCAACTCTATGAATAGCGATACTATTTACTTTGACTGTTTGACTACCTGCCACAGCAGGGTCACCACAACTTGTTTTATCACCAACTCTAATTGAGGCAGCACTGTTTATTGATACATTTGGCGATCCACCTACATAGTTTGTTTGATGAAAAGGATTAGGTGTTGGACTTGCGTGTCCTACATGCTTATCTAAACCTGATCTAACACATGCTGGCATTATTTTCCTTGTGAGTTGTAAAATTTAAACGATCTTTTCTTATGTTTGTTCATTGAACTAAATTTAACACCTTTTCTATTACCTTGTGAAGTTTTTTTTGGCATTCTTTCGTGTGCCACATACGATTTACTCAATTTAGCCATTATCTACCTGCTTCTCTGGCCGCTTTAAGTGCTGCTCGTTTCTTTTCTAATATTATTGCTTGTCTTATTTTACGACCCATTGGTATTTCTATGGATTGACTGATTTGTTTGCCTTTTTTACTCACATATTCAACGCCAATAAACTTATCTTTGTAATCACCTTGTACAGCTATTACTGCTTTCTTCAAACTCATCTTTTCCACTTCTTTTTCATCACCATTTTCATTCCAAAATTTGTATAATCTCATTTTACTCATAATTTTTATGCTCCATTAAATAAATCTTCATTATTTGTTTGTTTTTTTTCTTCTTTTTCGCAACGACAATGCCTACAACAAAGAGTTTCGCCACCTACATCATATTTTTGCCAACAATACTCATTACAGTGGCATTTGTGTCCGCAATTTTGACAAAATATCATATGATTCTATTTATTAGAGATTTCACAGCGCACTATTGCATGTGTTAAGTTAGTTTCTGACAAATTTTCTTTATTTTCTAACGCCGAATCGCCAATTTCATCATAATTTGGTTGAATTTTACACGATTTTATAGAACAAGAACAAAGGGTGAACAAAAAAAATAAAAAAGTGACTAATAGCAAGGGGTTTTTAACCAAATTATTTTGCTTTTTAACCATTTTTATCTGTACTTCTACTGTTAATTAGTGTATATTAGCTATATGAACAAAGGAGAAAACACTATGACAAAAACAATAGAGAATATGAACACTTTTAATAATCAATTATTTAGTATGAGTGTTGAAGATTTAAATAACACTAAAGATTTGATTGCTGATATTATTCAGAACAAAGTTAAGTCTATGTTAAAGGTTGGTATGACAGTTAATGTAGTACAGAAGACTAAAAAGACTAAGGGTGTTATTACAAAGATTATGAAATCAAAAGCTTTGGTTGATTTATCTGGTAGAATTTACAGAGTACCAATGTCAATGTTGGAGGCGGCGTAATGATTACACCAGAACAATATAACAAGTTGAGAGAAAAAGAAGAAAAGGATAAAACTATGAAAAAAAAGATATATGAATATATGACAATCGTATTCGCAATAGTGGGTACATTAGCTATGGTATCAGCAGTTGGTGCGATAGAAACAGACCAATGGCTATTAGGTGCGGCAGCAGCTATGACCGGTGTCACTAGTTATTTGATGACGCTATTTTCTCAATCATTATATGCAGAAGCAGAAGTGAGAGAAAAATCATCTTGGAACGACTTAAATGAATATTATATAAATGGAGGAAAATAATGATTAAAGTATCAGAAAAATCAGAAACACTATTAACTGGTATTGGTAAAATGATTGACGCCATGGTAGTTGATTATGGTAAGTTTAGTTATCACAGTAAAGACGATACTGTAAGAAACAAAATGTTTAACGAATACAAAGATGGTTTTAAGACTATCGTAGGTCAAAAGTTTATTAAAGTGACTAACGATAATTCTGTTAAAGCGTTTATCGTAAAACAAGATGGTGATAAATTTAAAATGGGTGATATACTTAAACCTGCAAGTTGGAGAGCTCCAGCAAAGAATAGTGCTAGAGGTAATGTACTTGACGGTAATTATGCTATTCAATGGACTGGACCATTATATTTAAGATAATGAAAAATAAAAGAAATAAATTAGAAAGAAAACTTGATGAATACAATCACACAATGGAGTTGATTAGAACTATTGTTCCAGTGGTGATACTATGTCTTCAGGTAATCATATTGGTAAAACTTATATAATGGACAAATATTTAAAATGGATTGCGACAGGATTTCTAATGGTAGGAGTAGGTGCTAACTCACTTGCGATTTATCCTTTAGGACCTCTCGCTACTTTAGCTGGAGGATTGTGTTGGTTGGCAGTTTCTATCATGTGGAAAGAAGCCGCACTCATCACAACCAATCTAGTATTATCAACAATCACTATTGTTGGTTTAGCATATACATACATTCATTAACACAGGCAGGTGTAGTTAAACGGTATAACACCTATTTGTGGAATAGAAGTCGGTTGTTCAACTCAACCCGCCTGTACCAAACTAGATACCTTGTAATCGTGGATCGGTAGAAAAAAGATTTTTCTTTGCCTTTGGTCTGGCAACACTATCTTTACTTCTTTTTCTTAATTGAGCTCTAGCAGAGATTTCTTTACTTTTCTCTTTTTTGAGAGCTCGTAGGTCTTTTATTAAGTCCATACTTTCTCCTTTTAAAAGAGCGTTTCTTCAACCTTGATGGTTTACTTCCGTCCGTTTCAGGATAAACGATTGTATTACTATTTATAGGTTTCTCAATTAGCTTAAGGAAATAAATGGTGAGAGGATTGTTTGGTTGAAATGAATCGTATTCGCTACGATATAAAGACTTTGATTTCTTTGTCACAAAGTTTACTTTTATTTAGTATTACTTTGCTTTGAATAGTATCCTTAAATAACGAGGTCCAGTATCAGTAGATGTAGTACCTCTAAATTGAAAATCAATATCATAACTATGACCATTGACCATTGCTTTAAATCGTATGAAGTTATATTTTCTTACACCTGTTTCAGCATAACCATAACTATCTTTAGTTAAACCAGATAATGAAATCTTATGACCAAACCCTTTTATATTATCAATATGATTATTGCCTTGTCCTACTTTCAATACTAATACAATATCTGGTCCTAAACATTGTATTAATAAATCTTTAAATCTTGTCAATATAGCTGAGTAGTTATAATTCTTTGGTGTCTTTGCCATATACTCTTTACCAAATGCTTTACCCATTTTAACACCATCAAAACCAAAGAACTCATTAATCATTGTTCTTACACTAGCAGTTGGAGATTTAAAGTAATTAATTACAGTCGCATTATAGATGTAAAACGAATTACTAAATTTTAAAGATAGATGATGTAGTACACGATTATTTCTATTGTAGATATTGACATCAGATACTTTACCTTTGCTATTGTTAGTGACGGTTGCTTTTGTTTTTGTAAAAGTAGGTGGTCTACGAGTGTTTTCTGAACCCACACCTTTAGCGTAATATGTACTGTCTTGTTTGTATCGTAAAGTCTTAATCAGTTGTTCTATGGTGTCAGGGTGTTTTAACTCATCATATTCAGCACCTTTAAACCAATTGTTTAAATCATTGATTATTTGATCTTCAAACTTTAGACCACCAGCACCTTTCGCTGCCATAGGTTTAAATACTAATACTTGACTAGCGCCTGTGACATTCAATTCTGTGTTCTTCTTACGAGGTGAATAACTTATCTTTAATCTTTTAAAATACTTCTCGGTTTGTTCTTGTAATGATGTTCTATCCTTAGAACGAGCAAGCAACTGTTTACCCTTAACCTCAAACTTTACCCCTTTATAGAAGTCTAACTTTTCTAACTGTTGTTTTAACATAATTCTACTCTATACTATATTTAGAGAAAAGTCAACAGAGAAATCTCGCTAAATTTTCGAGTCGCTAGGAACAGGTGCTCTGTTATTTCTTATCTGGAAAAAGAAAGTAGTCTTTAAACTTACCATACCAGTATTTCCCCAAATATCTTATATTCTCATTCTGTATTCTTAATCTTTCAAGTTTTCTTAACATCACTTTCAAAGACGCCTTTGGTATTATTTTCTTTGCTTTACTTGACTTCTCTATTCTGTCCATCACAAAGTCTATATCGGGACAAGTATAATCTGGCACTTTAGGTGCTAGACGCTTGAGTCGAGCTAAGTGCTTTTTCTTATCTATCTGAGTATTACGCTTATTACTTCGTTTAAACATATCCGTGTTTTCTTTTGGTATATACTTAAATCGCTGATGTGATGTGAAATTCGCTTGTTGTTTATGTATGATTATTTATAGACTCTATGGTTCCCTGAGACCACTTAACATGGATATGTATAAGAACTCTGATTTCTACTTTATAGGATTACAATTAAACGCTAATGATATACGATTCTCATCAGATTTGTTTGTCATCACTCTGTGTGACAGAAAAGACGGAAACAACACTAGCTCATTATTCACAGGTTTAAACTCGTGGCACGCACTATTGTAAGGCGTGTAATTATCCACAACATTCTTACCAAAGAACATATCAAACTTATCAATCGGATTTGTAAAAACAAGACCACCACTATTCTTTGGAACACTGAGATAGAACACACCAGAGATTAACGACAATGGGTGTCTGTGTTCAATATTATAAGAACCAGGAGGATTAATGTTAATCCATAGATTGTCTATCTTTGTTGGCATTTTCATTCCAAGTCTTTGACAATACGCATTACAAGTATAATCAATATCTTTAAACAATTCATTTAATGGGAGATGAATGCCGGATAGCGCTTCACTTTGATAACCACCATCATTAGATATTTCAACACTTGGATTGTCCCTTTTGTAGTCTATACAATGTTTCACCATTGCTTCATTATCCAGATGATCAAAGACCGAAGTGTATATTGATGTTTTAAATATGTCGCTTATCATATATGTATTATATCAGGTTTGTAATATATAGTCAATCCCACAGCACACAAAAATATGACGAGAAAAAAAATTGTATTGATTGCCAGCATGTTATCTCAGCTAAGTGCCACCCCTTTGATATATACCTTAAAGTTGTTATTACATTTATAGATTAAGGTTAGCAACAGCTTTACATAAGGCCTTTTCTATATACTGAGCATTCTAAGGGTTAAGGTCTATTGTTGCCCCTCTGTGAACAACGGCGCCAGTGGTATTACTTGTCTTGCTTCCTTCAACAGTTTCACTGATATTTCCTTCTACTACGACATTCATATTGCCACCAACTTTTAAATTGTAGTCACCACCAGCATTTAGATTCATCTTGCCTTGTACTGTGTGTATATTAACATCACCACTGTCTACTTGGATATTGATGTTAGCGCCGGCGCCAATCTGTATATCATAGTGGTTATCTGTAGTGTTAGACTTATTGATAAACAGCTTGTGGCGTCCATCTATTGTAATGTCAGATTGGCCAGCTATCTGTACTCTCTTATTACTTGATACTAAATCATATGAATCACCTTTGACTATACTTACATGATTGCCCACATTGTCTATCTCATAGCTGGTACCTGTACGATGGCTCTCATATATTCTCTCTGAGCCATTCGTGTCATCAAATTCTCTTATATGTCCACTCTCGCTTTCATAGACATGATTGTAAGGATAGACAGCGTTGTAGGGTA